CATACGTGTCGACATTATGTCTAGCGTAAATCGGGTAACTGCTGATAAAACCACTGGTTCAGTAGTTTCACTTGCACCTCATCTTGAGGATTTCGAATCGTTTGTGGCGTGTTTGGAACGGTTGTATAACTGTTCGCTTTCACGGCCTCAATTCGAGACTCCGAAGCAGATCAAGAAGTTCTGTACGGGACTGATTGAAGATGAGAAGAATCATTTGTGGAAGGCTGATATCTGCGGCCTTTCGGCGCAATCCAGGTTCGGGATTGCGCACTCTTTGTTCCTTTTTAGGAAGACGTTGCCAGGGGAGAAACCCCGAGTTGATGAGTATGTAAGTAGGTTGTGCACTCCTCAGAGCGCACCTGACCAAGACTTCATGGATTTCGCTTTGAAGTTGACAAGAAAGCTGTTCCGCCATGGGTGGGATCGTACTTACGTTGATCATGCATTGACGAACACCTTGAGCCACTCCTCGTCCGCGGAGAGTGGTAGAAAGGTGGGCGGGGGACGTGGTCTCGACTGTCAGTCGAGAGAGCAGAGGGCTGAGTTTACCACCTACGTGATTAATTCAGTTGCACCACGTCCTCGCGGGGTTTCTAGAGTACAGGCTATAGACACGGGTGGAAAGTGGCGGATCATTTCAATCCCCCCTCGGGTTGACAATGCTCTCCGTCCGCTTCACAAAGCCATGTACTCGCACCTTTCCAGAATGGATTGGTTGCTTAGAGGAGATGCGAAAGCAGCAAGATTCAAAGATTTCGCCCCGGTGGAGGGGGAGATCTTTGTGAGTGGCGATTACGAAAGCGCCACTGACAATTTAAATGCTGTTCTCCAAAAAGCAATCCTTTCCGAGTTGTTAGAGCGGGCGTACACCGTCCCACAGGGTATACGCGAACACGCTCTTTCCATCTATAGCTCTCGTCTAGGCTATGATGGAACCAACGAGCTGTTTGTACAGCAACGTGGGCAACTAATGGGACAGTTAACCTCTTTTCCCCTTTTGTGCCTGGTAAACTACATCACGTTTCGGTATTCGATTCGTCGGGACGTTCCCGTTCGGATCAATGGCGACGATATCGTTTTTCGTGCGACGCCTGACGAGTGCTCTCGTTGGGAGCGTAATGTAGCTAAGGGCGGATTGACATTGAGTAAAGGGAAGACGATGAAGCACGGTCGTGCTTTTACCCTTAACTCTACTCCCTTCTGGTCTCACCGTTCTGGTGGTGCCAGGCTTGTGGGCTTTGTGCGGTCTTCCGCACTTTTCCCTAAGGGAGCTCTGTCAGAACAGATCGGCTCGCTGAATGGTCGTTTCTATTCAGCTTGCGCTGGTTACGGGGGTGATAGGAAGAAGGTCGTTCGGACCCTCTTTCTCCACCGTAACCAGAAGGCGATTCATGCGAGTCGCCGGTCTGTCACGAGGGGACTGGGGTTGGCTGCTGGTGAGCAGGAAATCAGAGACTCCGGTCTTTGGTTTAGGGAGCTCTTCTACCTTGAACAAGTGGAAGAGCCCCTTATCCCTACACTCGATGAACGGATACCTGTTCAGGGTTGGAGGCAGGTTCCCAAGTCTTGGTTCTCCTCTCCGGAGGACGTCAAGAAGTGGGAGCAGCGTTGGTCAGCTGCTTGTGTTTATCACGCCTGGTTCTCCGATTTCACGAATTCCTCCTTCTCAGAGGACACCAAGATGTCTAGGATACGTGAGGGGGTTTCCCCTTACGGCCTTGGTAGTTTGATCTCTACTAGGGTCCGTCGTATGTTGCATATGACTAGATCTCAGATTTGGCGGTGGGTGAATCTCAGAAGGGATGCGTCCGTTTTTGGGCGTGTCAGGGGGGCAAAGAGTCAGATGATTTGGGTGGAAGTGGACGCGCTGCCGCCACGAAGCGCGTTGAATCTTGTCAAGGGGACTATCTAGTTAGTAGGGCGGACGTGACCGGGAACCCACCATCCTCTGGTGAATGGTAAGTACCGGTGTGCTTCACGTACGACGAATGATGCGAGGCTCGTGTATCGGCTTTCGGCCACCGTCAGTTGGTTCGTCCAACGGTGGGTCGTCTGTTTTTCTTTAACGATTCCTACCCTGAGTAATTGGGGAGGACTGCACGGCATCTAGAGGGCACTGTAGTGATGCGTCGGAGACGGCGTTATTGACAAGTGTCCGCACAGTGGCTGCGAAGAGTAGATAGTTTCGATTTTTCGGTTATGCAACCGGCGCGGTCAGGTGGTCCTGACCTAGTGGATACTCTCATGAGGGTTCGATTCCCTCATGTCCACAAGTTGTCGATGAAGATGAGTAGCTGCGTCCCCGAAAGGGATTAGCGGTGGACTGTCCGGGTTCAAACCCTGGCATCTTCTTTGG